AACAGATACAATAATATTCTATAGTCAAAATTATTCTTACAGAATGACAGAACAAGCATCTGGAAGAATTGATAGAGCAAACACGCCATATAAAGATTTGTATTATTATCACCTTAGATCATCCGCATGGATTGATTTAGCGATTCATAAAGCTTTGAAAAATAAGAAAAATTTTAATGAGAGCTCGCAAAAATTAAAGTTTTAAAATTCGCGAAAAAATTCGACCCTATATTAGAGAGAATAAGAAAAGATGGCGGTAAAATAAACCATGGTGGTTGTTCCCGCTTTCTTTCTTTCTCTTTATGGTTTCATATGTCATACCTCACTTGGTACTGTTCCGGCTGCGGATACAGATAGCAAAACTAAAATGATAGTATGCGAGTCCATAATCTCGCGGCCGGTGTCCAAGTATAAAAAGATGTGGCATACAGACCTCACAGAAAGGATACTGGCTATGATTAAGGCTGCGGTCAATGGAAGATTCCGTGGCCTTGTCCAGTATCAAAAATAGGAGATGTTAAAATGCTAGAGAGTCAATTCCAATCAAATCTTATAAAAGAGTTGAAAGAAAGATTCCCTAAATGTATCGTCATGAAAAATGACCCAAGTTATAAACAAGGAATACCAGACTTAACAGTCTTGTATAAAGACAAATGGGCAACATTGGAAGTGAAGAAAGATAGGCGAGCTCATCATCAACCAAATCAGGATTACTATATTAGCAAAATGAATGATATGTCATTCTCTGCTTTTATTTATCCGGAGAATAAGGAGGACATATTAGATGAGCTTGAAAGATACTTTTCAATGGCATGACAATTCAAAAAGAGTTCCTAAAGATGCTCATGCGGTTTTCAGTGCATCAAATTATCATTGGATAAATTATACAATTGATAAATGTATTCAAAAAGCAAATGAAGAAAGAGCTCAAAAGCTTGGAACAGAACTTCATGAGTTAGCATATATGCTAATCAAAAATAATATTGTACTTCCAAGCATCGATATAACATTAAACATGTATGTTAATGACGCTATACTGTATGGAATGAAACCAGAACAGAAACTGTATTATTCAAAATGGTTTTTTGGGACTGCGGATGCTATAGTAATTGATGATGATATTTTAAGAATACACGATCTTAAGACAGGGGTAACAAAATCATCATTACATCAGCTTGAAATCTATGCAGCTCTTTTTTGTTTAGAGTATGACTTTAAACCAAATGACTTTAAAGATATTGAACTGAGAATATACCAAAGCAACCACACAATGATTAGTCATCCTTGTAATGCTGAACTTATTCCATTAATGGATAAAATAATCACAGTTAGTAGCTTATTGGAGAAACTTGAGGAGGATAACAATAATGTATACTGATGAATTATATCATGTGGGGGTTGGTCATGATGATGATCCGCCTGGAAGAGGTTCTGGTAGATTTGAATGGGGAAGTGGAGATGTACCATATCAGCATCAGTTCACTTTAAAATCAGAATACAAGAAGATGAAAGATGATGGTCTTACAGATGTTGAGATCGCCAAAGCACTTCTTGGAATTAAGTATTATAAGAAAAATGGATCTCCTATATATTACAATGCATCAGATCTTAAAGCAGAATTGTCAATTCAAAAAGCAGAAGAGAGAAAAGCAAATCGTGCCAAGGCTCAAAAGTTATATGACGAGTGTCATGGCAATGTCTCTGAAGTTGCAAGGAGAATGAGTAATGATGAAAAAACATGGAATGAAAGTTCAGTAAGATTACTCCTAGATGATACTATATCCAATAGGAAAGATAGATATCAAAATACTGCAGATATGATAAAGCAGAGAATTAATGAAACTTGGAGTGAAGGCCCCCTTGATGTTGGTAAAAATACAGAATTGTATCTTGGGGTTACTGAAAATACAAAAAAGACAGCAATAGCTCTTCTTGAAAAAGAAGGTTATAAAAAATATTGGGTTCCTGTTCAGCAAATGGGGACTAATCATAAAACAAATGTTATGGTGTTATGTCCGCCCGACTCAACATATAGTGAAGCATATGCAAAACGTGATAGTCTTCAAAGTATTCAAGAATTTACGCCAGATCAAGGAAAGACATGGTTTACTCCAGAATATCCAAAAAGTCTCGATTCTGATAGAGTTATGATCAGATATGCTGAAGAAGGTGGTAAGGATAAAGATGGAGTAATAGAGATACGTAAAGGTGTTGAAGATGTATCTCTTGGCAAATCTAAATATGCTCAGGTTAGAATCATGGTAGATGATACTAATTACATGAAGGGTATGGCTATGTATGGGAATGATAGCGACTTTCCTGATGGTATAGACATAATATATAATACAAATAAGAAAGTTGGAACCCCAGCAATAGATAAAACCATATCTATCGTTAAAGATAGTGAGACCGGAAAGTATGAATGGTCTAATGGAAAAGAGGTTTTAAAAAGATGCAAAGTAGATGCTAAGACTGGAAAAGTTGATACAGAAAATCCATTTGGAGCATTGATAATGGCTGGTGGCCAGAGGCATTATACAGATCAAAATGGTAACGATCAACTATCTACAATTAATAAACTTAGAGAAGAAGGAGATTGGGATAGCTGGTCAAGAAAGTTAGCATCTCAATTTTTGTCAAAACAGTCTATAAAACTTATAGATCAGCAACTTGATGCTACCGTAAAGTCAAAAAGAGAAGAACTCGATGAGATTCTAGATCTTACAAATCCAGTAATTAAGAAAAAGCTTCTTGAAGAATATGCAGCAGGATGTGATGCAGGAGCATCTGAACTTGCAGCTAAAGGATTTAAAGGTCAGGCATTTCAAGTATTGCTACCAGTTCCATCACTTAGTGATAATGAAATTTACGCTCCAAACTATAAAGATGGAGAAACAGTAGCACTCGTAAGGTATCCTCATGGTGGTACATTTGAGATACCTATTTTGAAAGTTAACAATAAGAGCAAAACCGCTAAGTCAGTTATGGGAGATGCTTTAGATGCTGTTGGTATTAATCCATCAGTTGCTGAAACATTATCTGGAGCCGACTTCGATGGAGATACAGCTCTTGTTATCCCAATAACATCAAATAATATAAAGATAGAAAGTAAGAAAAGATTAAGTGGCCTTATAGGTTTTGAGCCAAAAGATTTATATAAGCTTGACGATTCTGCCCCTCCAGTTAAAAATGATACAAAGCAGAGAGAAATGGGTAAAGTTACAAACCTAATCAATGATATGTCGGTAGCAGGAGCCAGTGATTCTGAAATCGAGAGGGCTGTTAAACATTCAATGGTTGTTATAGATTCTGAAAAACACCATCTTGATTGGCAACAGAGTGCTAAAGATAACAGAATATCAGAACTTAAAAAGACATATCAAGGACGAGTAAATCCAGAAACAGGACGAGTAAATACAGGAGCATCAACTATTCTTTCTAGAGCATCTGGTGAAGCATGGGTAAATAATAGAGCAGTACTCCAAGATACAAAAAAGATGACCGAAAAAGAACTTGAAGATTGGAATGCTGGAAAGATAGTATATAGAGATACTGGTGAAACAACATATAAATTGATTAAAGATACATCAGAAATGACATCCGATGAACTTAAGATTCACAATGCTGGAAAGAAAGTATGGAGAGACACTGGAGTCTTAAAAACTACGAAAGTTACACAAATGGATGTAGTTGATGACGCTATGGATTTGGTTAGAGATAAAAGCAATCAAAAAGAAGTTGCATATGCAAACTTTGCAAATTCATATAAAGCTCTTGCAAATGAAGCAAGAAGAGAATCTCGTCAAATTAAGCCAGAGAAGGTATCAAAAGAGGCTCAAAATACATATGCTGCAGAAGTTAAGTCACTAAATGAAAAATTAGTGGTTGCTAAGAAGAATACACCAAAAGAAAGACAGGCACAATCACTAGCTAATAAGTTATATTCACAAGCATGCGAAAGCCAGCCTGATATGGATAAAGAACAAAGAAGCAGAGCAAAAGGACGGGCATTGATAAAAGCTAGAAGTATAGTAGGAGCTGGAAAGACAGCTATTGAAATTACAGATAGTGAATGGGAAGCTATTCAGAACAATGCCATAAGTACAGCAAAGCTTATTGAAATTTACAACAATACAAATAAAGATAAATTCAAACAAAGAGCAACACCAAGAAAGAGTAATAATGCATCTCTGTCAACAGGACAACTTTCACGGATCAAACAGATGGTATCATCTGGAAACTATACAAGATCAGAAATTGCAAAGATGTTTGGTATATCAGTATCATATATATCAGAGATTGTAAACTCTTGAAAGTTAGCTTATAAACATAGGGGTATAAAAATAAAAAATTTTATCACATTTCACAACTATACCCCTATGTTATAAGATATACCCCCATATAAAACAAATACTACCCCCTATTATATATATTAATTACCCCCATGTAAATATAAAAGAACACTTTGCAATAAATAATAACAATCATTACGAAAAATATTTAAGTAATTTATTATATAAGTTGTTTAAAGTATATCCATGCTATATCTTAACAGTATCATATGTTGTTTAAAGTATATCCATGCTATATCTTAACAGTATCATATGTTGTTTAAAGTATAGACCTTTTGTATTAAGTAACGTTCCATCATGTTATTTAAAGTATACACATGCTATATCTTAATAGTATCATATGTTATTTAAAGTATACCCATGCTATATCTTAATAGTATCATATGTTATTTAAAGTATACCCATGCTATATCTTAATAGTATCATATGTTGTTTAAAGTATAGACCTTTTGTATTAAGTAACGTTCCATCATGTTATTTAAAGTATTGACTTTTTATTTAACAATATAAATCTATCTATAAATCTATCTATAAATCTATCTATAAATCTATCTATAAATCTATCTATATAATATCGATGTATCAAAGTAAATAATATATAAGAATTATTGTAATAGTTTTATTTAAGTAATGATACCTATAACAATATATAAAAATATCAAATCATTTCTATATATTTGATATCTTAGAATTATTACAATAAATCTTATGTTTTAATAAATTATTTATATGTTTTATATCAATCATGAAAAACTATTTATTAAAAGAAAAGCTTTGAAAGGAGAAAAGACAAATGATTGATGATGCAATGTTAACAACCTTTGACAATCCTTTTAATCCTTTTAAAGAATATGATCAATGGTTTAAATGGGATTTCTTAGGATTTAACTGTCAAGGAACATTAGCTAATGAAGCTATTTATTCTGATGTTGCTTCTGATTCAGTTAATGAATTAGAAACTCTTTTAGCAATGAAAAGAATTGTAAAAAAATATCCAAAAATCTATAGAATAGTTGATGAGAAT